CGCCTCCAATATACTCGAAAGTATTCGCCTTTTTATTTCTGGCGTTCAAGGATTGAGTAGTTGTTAAATCACTGTAAGTCACGCTTGCAAGATTCTTAAATTTCCAAGTGATACTTCCAGGGGTCGTCGGCAAAGTTTTACCAAACCACGCACATTCAGGATAATCGCTGTCGGCATCCTGATGGTACATCACGAATGAACGGACGTAACCTGCTTGATTTAAGAGAGCTGCAATTGAAGTTACGTCTGTCCCTGCTGCTTGACCGATGATATTCGCATCGTCGGAAGCTGTTCCGAAAATCTTCGTTTGTGTCTCTGTCCAAAGGGCTATTGCCTGAACGTCTACACTTGTACGCTCTGTGTATGCAAGTGCATACCAGTCTGAATTTTCGTTATTGATAGCATCCAAGTCATTAGGGATAGTGTCGCTTGCTGTTAAAGCTCCTATGATCATACCAAATTGAGCTGACAAGATTGCAGAGGTCACAGAGAGAGAAAACACATTTGCAGAGCTTAACTCAAAGCTTCCGTCTGCATTATCTGTGGCTCCAACGCTCACAAGAGGATTCGCATTGATTGCTGTAACAAGTGAGAGAGCAATAGTTTCATTGTCTACCGCATCTACTCCTGTCGTAACCGAGGTAGCAACTCCGCTGATTGTGACCGTATAAGTCGTTAATGGTTGAGCTTGGGTGACTGTTACTCTTGCTTCGTTCGGCTGAACGATATCCGTACTTACCCCAACCATATAGGCTGTCCCTGCTACAGAAGGGGAAAGAGTAAATGTCCCATCTAAATTGTCTACTGCGGAAACTCCTGTTGTCCCTGTGAGTGCGTTGATTGCTCCTGTAGAAGTTCTTGCAAAGGCGTCAGCGATAGTCAATTTGCTTACAGCTTGAGTATTGTCGGTGATTGTCTCTCCTGCTTGAGACGCTCCTAAAGTCACAACAAATGAGTTCACGATCCCTGGGTAGTTTGGGTCTGACTGAACGATCAAAGTCCTGTTATTAGGATCTGTGATAGTGACTGAATCAATATTTGGCTCCGCTTCAATTGCTGTCTGGATGTCAGTCATTGTTTGGAGGTGAGAGGTATTGAAAACAACAGGGGTCAAAACATTACCATTAACCGTGATTGCTATCGAGTTGGAGGTCACCAAATCAGCATCGAGTACAACTGTTGACTCTTGGACGGTAGGGAGTGAATCAATAGAGATATCGGTATCATCAATAGAAACGGTGTACTCGAAATCTGACTGAGCTGTCTCGACTTCGATAGTAACATCATCCGCACTACGCCTTCCGATCGCTAGTCTTGTAGGTCTTGGTGACTGAGCGAACACATCTTGTGAAGCCATGTATTCTTTAGAGTAGGAAGGAAAATCGGCTCCAACCTCGGTGATATTTGAGTAGTATTTGATTCGTTCATTAAAGGCTTTATGCACCCCTAGAATCATCAATGTCCCAAATCCTGCTTGAGAAACTGTTTGCGTTTCTCTCGTGATCTGTACGTTTACAATGTCGCTTAATGGCATGTTATCCTCCTAGAGGGCTGTAATTGTTACTGTCTCGTTCCAGACTTCTGCGTTACCGTCTGAAAGTATTTCTTGTACTTCAACTGTTTCAATCTTTCCAAGATCATCAGTATTGAGTTGAGCAATCCTGAAAAGAACGTCCATAGTTCCTCTGGCTTCGTATTCTGTATCTAGCAATTGGGTCACATCAGAGATGGGAAAATGATTGACGAATACAATACCATTTGCCCTTAGAGTATCTAAAACTGATTGCTTTTGCAAAGACGATCTTACATTTTCCAAAATTGTTATAGGGTCTCCTCCATAACATTGTATCTGAAGGGTAAACTCCCTATCTCCGACCATTTCAGCTCCGCCTGCATTATCTGGCTTTGGGGTCCAATCTTCCCCAATCTGCACAAGGCTTGTCAGGTATAGGGTGACATATGGTAAGGCAGGTCTAGGGGAATTTTCATTCGCAAAGATCACTGGGGTAAGTGCAGGAACGACACTAATCGCCCACGTATACAGATTTGTCTTTACCGTCTCAAAATTAAGAGCCATCGTCTAACTCGTCTATTTCTTTGATTACAAGCTCAAGGATTGACTGCCTGTCAACTTCCTGTTCCGCTACCGCTTTCTTCATAAGCAACTCATAAGTGAGGAATACGACCTCAGTCAAAATTGAGTTCTTTAAAGCTTTTCTAATATCAACGACTCTTTCGTTGATCATTTCTTGAAATAATTCGTCTAATTGATCCATTAGTTATTATCTATCCTCAATATAAAATATCTGTAGTGGTTTACAATCGTAAAATTCGTATTATTCTGCCAAGGTCTAACTTGGTGTACTTCAAACTCTTTACCATCAAACACGATTCTGTCAGCGTTTTGATTGCTTCCTGCGTCCTGAACTGTTCTTACCTGTGTACTGGTATACATGTTGTAGGCTTCGCTCTCTCTGCGAGCCTCTGGGAGCGACTCCATGTCTTCCCCTTTCAGAGGTTGAATACTGGCTGTGATTGTTGAGTCTGTTGTTGCCCCTTCTACCCAACGCCCATTTACGTACGCACCAACCGCAGGTCTACGCAAGGTAACTGGTGATCTAAAAAATTCGAAAGGGGTCATTTTACCACCTTGTACGTTACAGATTGAATCATTTGACCGAAGTCAATTAATGGCTTTGAGGAGCCTTTAATCGCTATCGTCCTAGGGCTGTTTGGTGGAGTGGTTATCTGTCTGATCTTCTTTTGGATTAAACCAACCATAACAACGCCAACAGCATTTAGAGACTGTTCCGCTGATTGACCGCTTTCAATTGCGACATATTGTCGTTCGATTAACTTGTAGATTTTAGGTAGGTTTTCATCAAAGGATGTTCTCATGAAAGGTCGAGCAGGGATGTTTTTCGTTCCAAACTCGTTTTGAGATGCGATCTGTGGCATACTTAAACCGCCCTCTTTTAAGCGTTGTCCTTTCTTTTGTGTTTTCGTCGTTGAACCTTCCTGAAAGCCAACGAGTATCGAAGCTTTTTGGAATTTCTTTAGTTCCTTCTCAATGTCATTCCAACCAAGATCAATGTCTTCAACACCCGCACGAGACATAGAACCCCAATGTATTGAAGTTAGCAGGGACGTTTGAAACTGTTGGAGCAAAAACTGTTCTCTTGATTAAATCCTCATAAGCTTTACCACAAGGAGTTGAATTCAAAAATCCGCTGTCTGCTGTAACTGCGAAGCTGATAGATAAATTCCCTTCTGACATAGAGGAAACCGCCCCAGTTGTGGCGTTTCCTCGAATGGTAAGCATATGAGCAAGTAGATAGACATAAGCCAAAATTGAGCAACAAACCAGTAACCCTTCATTCACTTGGCAACGCAAAGCATCAATGATGTTGTTGTAGCAAGTCAGAGTGTCTGGATCAGTCGTTATAAACGAAGGAGCCATACAAAAGAGCAACTGGATTATTTCATCATTTGATGGTGACGCCAACTTCTTCCTCTTGTTTTACAGGTACATCTTCAATCTTTTTCAACTGCTTCTTAGCTGCTTTTTGAACATCCTTGTTATCGCTGTCGATATACTTCTTAAGAAGCTTAACGTCATAGATATCCTTCATCAAAGAAACAATCTGCTTATCAGATTTCTTATCATCCTTTGTGTCTTGCATTTCAGGAATTATTTCGATAATCCCTTCATCTACTCTATGTTTGAACAAAGGCTCAAGAAGGACTCGCTCTAAGAGCGAATCCTCAACTTGATTAACTCCAGGGAGCAACCTAACAGACAAGCAAGAATAGACGTTTTTAGCGTTATACTTGACTAAAGCCATTAGATACCTTCCCCGATGCTGATTGAAAGTGGGTAGTAAACTAGAAGACCACCGAATCGGCTCTCACAAGGAATCTCAAAGTTAAGATTACGCTCCTGAGGTGGGTACTGACGATAAGGCATTGGTAGTTGTAGTTCTAGCTTGTCTGGGTTTCTGTCATAGGCAACCATGATATCAACGCCAAGAGGTCCTGCACCTTTCAATTCAGGAACCCAATCCACAACTTCGATGTATGGGTTGTTTAGTCTAAAGTACTCAAGGATCGTAGTATCACTTGTAGAGCTTCTTGGAGTAGAAGCGATCAAGGTGTACTGCTCAATCGGCAAGAGTAATGTGTTAGGTTGCTCAACCCCTTTAGTCAAGTCTACGATGCCATTGCACAACTGATTCATATCACGGATGATTTGATCAGGAGTTTTGTTGACCCATAGAGTTGAAGGTCCAGTACCATCGTTCGGCACGGATGCTGAAGGAATGTTGGCATTGTTTAAAAGACCTTGTAGGTTGTAGTTATCATCACCAAACCAAGCTAATTGGTTAACCTTCTGATCGTTAGCTCGACGAGCTGCACTCGCTTGCATAGTGGTCAGAGGTCGTCCTGCAAAATTAGCAGCTCGGATTTCTTGGTGAGAATATCCATAGGAGCAACCGATTGAGCGGACAGGACTGATAAATTCTTTTCCCTGTACGTCAGCTCTTGGAAGGTCATCAGCATAGCTAGAAATGATTCTTGCTAGTCCAGTTTCCTCAAAAGAACGGTAAGTAATAGACTCTGCTCCTTCTCCTGCATCAGAGGACACAGGCATAAGGCTTAGAGCTTTCATCGGAGCAAATTTGATGTCGTAAGAACGTGCCTTAACTGACTCAAGCTCTCTGGCGAAGAATGCTGTTTCACTAGCATCCAAATTCATTGACTTAATATCTTCCATAATAGTTTATCCCCCTGTTTATGGCTTGTTGATTTCTAAAACTGCAAGACCACCATCAGAAGCACCAACACGCCATACAGCGTCTGCTACTAGGAAGGCTTCTCCACCATCAGCATCCTTGCGGAATCTACCGATTAGTGAGTCTGTTGCTCCTGTTACAAAACGGCAATATACAGGATCGTCAGCAGTAACGTCTTGGTCAACATAAACATACGCACGACCTTTAGTAAGCATGGATACTGCTTCTCCTGTGTAGTAAGGAGCAGGTCCAGTAGAACCGTTTACGTCGTTTAGGTTTGCTTTGTTTTGTACTCTCAACGCAATACCAAATAATGAATCTTGTGTTCCATTAACAATCGTTGCAGTGGCTT